TGGCGATTGAACTGGTATGAGCACGCAAACCATTACCGTTGTGGGCGGCAATTTGTTTGCTCTGGCAGCGGTGTATTTGAATGACGCGACGCAATGGATTCGCATCGCCCAGGCGAACGGCCTCTCGGACCCGGTGCTGACCGGTTTGAACACGCTGGTAATTCCGCCCGCAAACCCGAATGCCGGGGGCGGCATTGCCAGTTAAGACGCCGCAAGTGCAATTGTTGATAGGCACCGCGCCATTATACGGCGTAATCTCGTTGGAGATTGAACAGGTTGCGTATTTCGCCGCCGACCGGTTTACGGTGACAGTGGCGCTTGGGCGTGGCTTGCTGGCAGATGCAGCGTATGTCGCGTCTTTCGGCCTGCAGACAATCACAATTGGAGTCGCTGTAAGCGCCGCCGGCTATGTCAATCTGCTCACCGGCCAAATTGACAATATTCGGCTTGATCTGCTGGCGAACACGGCGACGTTGACGGGCCGCGATCTCTCCGCCCGGCTGATTGATGCCGAGATATCAGAAACCTATGCAAACCAAACCGCAAGCCAAATTGCCACCACCATTGCCGCGCGCCATGGTTTGACGCCGAATGTCACGGCGACAACCACCCCGGTGGGCCAGTATTACGAGTTGGACCATGCGCGCAGCGCCCTGTCCGCGAATTCGCGGAACGGGAGTGAGTGGAATTTGCTCGCGGCCCTTGCGCAAGCCGAAAATTTTGTTATTTCCGTAACCGGAGCGACATTGAATTTTGGTCCCCTGGCGGCCGGCGCGCCAATGCTGCTAACACCACAAAATTGTATCGGCCTAAACCTGGATATCGCGGCAACCATCCCATCGAGCGCGACCGTAAAATCCTGGAACACCCGCAACAAAGCCGTGGTGACGCAAACCGCCGGCACCGATTCGGCCGGTTCCACCACGTTAATCCGGCCGAACCTCACCAGCAGCCAGGCAAGCAATCTGGCCGCGAATCACTTGGCGGTTCTTGCCCAACACGCAACAATTTTGAAAGCGGAAATTCCAGGCGAACTCGCTTTAACGCCCGCCTCCCCGATATTGTTGAGCGGCACCAACACCGGACTCGACCAAACCTATGTCATCGACGCCATCACCCGTTCGATAGATACAAAAACCGGTTTTATTGAAACCATTCGCGCGCATGCGCTGGCCAGCTGAAAGCCAAAAAATTGGATCAATTCTGGAACGCGGTGAAAGCCCGCGCAAGCGGGCTGGATGGCCTGGCCGGTGTCGCGCGGTTCGGGCTGGTTTCCAGCTTTGACCCCGTGGCCTATGCGGCGCGCGTGTTGTTACAGCCAGAAAACGTTCTCAGCGGCTGGCTGCCAATCCTCTCGGCCTGGGTTGGTAATGGCTGGGGTTTGGCCGCCCCGCTAACACCGGGGGACCAGGTTCTTGTGGTGGCCCAGGAAGCGGATGCCGAGCATGGCGTGATTATCGGCTGCGTCTGGTCCGCGGTGGACAAAGCACCCGGCGCGCCCAGCGGCGAGTTGTGGCTCCAACACCAGACCGGAAGTTTTGTAAAACTGCATAATGATGGAAGCATTGCCATGCAGGCCAGCACCGTGAATGTCACCGGCAACCTCGTCGTCACCGGCAATATTTCCGACCAGAATGGCGCGCACGGCACATTGGCCGCGTTGCGTGGCGCCTATGACGCGCATGTTCACCCGGACCCGCAAGGCGGCCTCACCGGCCTGCCCTCGGTGACGGTATAATGCCCGATCTTTCGCTCCTTTGGGGTGGTGATCTTTCGGTGGGGCCGACAGGCGATATCGCCCTTGCCGATGGAACCACGTTAACGCAGCAGCGCGTGTTGCGCCGGTTGCTCACCAATGCCGGCGATTATATCTGGCAACTTTCTTACGGCGCCGGGCTTGGCCAGTTTGTCGGCCAGCCGGGCGCGCCGGCAGCAATTTCCGCCGTGGCGCAAACGCAAATGCTGCAGGAAAATGCCGTGGCAACAAGCCCGGCGCCTGTCATCAGCGCCACGGCTTCGGTTGATGGCACGGTAACGCTCTCCATCCAGTATGCCGATTCACAAACGCAAACCACCAATCTCCTCACCTTTTCCATTTAGGGCATCATGCAGCTATCTTTGCAGAATTTTTCCACCCTGGTGGAGGGTATGGCCGCTTCCGTGCAAGGTGCGGCCAGCAGTTTATTGGACCTCACCGTAGGTTCCGTCCTGCGGGCGATGTTGGAGGCAAACGCCGCGCTGGCCCTTTGGCTGCAATGGCTCATCGTGCAGGTGCTTGCCACCACGCGGCTTGCCACCAGCACGGGGGCGGATTGCGATAGTTTCGGCGCGGATTTCGGGTTTGTCCGTTTGCCCGCCGTCGCGGCGCTGGGCCAGGTTACTTTCTCCCGCTTTACACCCAGTGTTGGGGCCTTCATTCCGGTGAGTACGGCGGTTTCCACCGCCGGAAATGCCCAAAGTTTTTTGGTAACGGCGGACCCCACCAATCCCGCCTACAGCGCCAATGCGGGCGGCTATAATCTGGCCGCCGGCGTGGCAAGCGTTACCGTGCCGGTTGCCGCGAATGTTGCCGGCAGCGCCGGCAATGTGCAGCCGGGCGCGATCTCGGTGGTCAGTGCCGCCCTTGCCGGCATTGATACAGTCACCAACGTGGCCGTCCTTACCGGCGGCATCGACGCCGAAAGCGACGCGGCATTCAAATTACGGTTCGGCAACTATCTGGCGAGTCTCTCAAAAGCAACTAACGTCGCCATCGGCGCCGCGATTGCCGGCATTCAGCAGGGGCTGAGCTACGTCATCAGCGAAAATGTTGACCAGGCCGGCGCCACCCAGATGGGCCATTTCGTCGTCACGGTCGATGACGGCTCGGGCACGCCACCCGCATCACTTCTTGGCACGGTGCAACAGGCGGTTGATGCGGTGCGCCCGGTTGGCTCAAGCTTTTCAGTGCAGGGGCCGGTTGTAACGCCGGCGAATATATCGCTGAACGTTATCCTGGTTGCGGGCGCATCCCAACAAACCGCCATGGCGGCTGTCGCGGCGGCAATTGAGACATACATCGCATCCCTCGGCGTGGGCGCGGCTCTCAACTACACACGCCTCACCCAGCTTGCCTATGCCGCTTCCGGTTCCGTCACCAATGTCTCCACGGTCCTGCTGAATGGCGGCACGGCGGATCTGGTGCCACCATTATTCGGCGTGGTGCGCACCGGCACGGTCACCGTTTCATGACCGGCGACACATCCGATATTTTGTCGCGCCTTAAAGCCGTTCTGCCGGCGCGCTGGTTTGGCGATGCCACGCCGAATCTGGATGCCGTGTTGACCGGCCTGGCGGCGGCCTGGACCGGGCTTTACAGCCTGCTGGCCAACGTAAAAACGATGACGCGCATCGCCACCGCGACCGGCATTTTTCTGGACATTGCCGCCACCGATTATTTCGGTTTTTCGCTCCCCCGCCGCGCTGGCGAGGCGGATTCCGCGTTCAGCGCTCGCATCCGCGCCAATCTGATCGCGCCGCGCGCCACGCGCCACGGCCTTGCGCTGGCGTTACAAAATCTCACTGGTAGAACGCCCATCATTTTCGAACCGCTGAACGCGTCCGATACCGGCGGCTATAATTCCAACACGCTCGGCTACGGCGTGGCGGGCGGGTATGGCAGCAAAAATCTGCCATTCCAGTTTTTCGTCACCGCCTACCGGCCCAACGCCACGCCCATCAGCAATGCCGGCGGCTATAATGAAGGCCCCGGCGGCTACAACGCCGCGCCCATGTTTTACGCGGACACGGCGCAAACACCCGGCGCGATCAGCGATGCCGACATCTACGCCGCCGCCGCCGCCGTTCTGCCGGTGGCCAGCATCGCCTGGACAAATATTTCAAACTGAGGATCAATCATGGATCGTAATATCGTCTATCCGGGGAGCATTCCGCTGGATACGGATATTCTTGGCCTCAACCGCAACGCAATGGTCGGCATCGGCGCGCTCACCGCCGCCGTGCTGGGCAGCAGCGTGGTGGTGGATGGCCTGGCCTGCACGCCCACATCACCGGCCTCGCTAAGCGTGAATGTGGCACCTGGCAGCATCACGCAACTCTCGCCGGTGGATTCCAGCGCCTATGGTTCGCTCCCCGCCGATGTCGCGGACCAGCTGGTAAAAACCGGCATTAATTTGCAGTCCACCAGTTTCACGCTGGCGGCGCCAACAACGTCCGGCCAATCCGTAAACTATCTCATTGAGGCGGCGTTCGAAGAGTCCGATACAACGCCGGTTGTGTTGCCTTACGTGAATGCCGCCATTCCTTCGCAACCTTACTCCGGGCCAAACAATTCCGGCACGGCGCAAAACACGCAGCGCATTCAGCGTGTGGAGTTGCAATTAAAGCCAGGGGCCGCTGCCAATGCGGGCGCGCAGACGACGCCAGTGGTGGATTCCGGCTGGGTCGGGCTGTACGTCATCACCGTCAATTACGGGCAGACGGCGATCACCGCCGCGAATATTGAAACACTGCCGGGCGCGCCTTTTCTTAGCTACAAACTGCCATCCCTGCGGCCGGGCTTTGCGTCGATGCAAGTGTTTACCTCCTCCGGCACGTTCGTGGTGCCGAATGGGGTGAGCACAGCGCGGGTCACCGTCATCGGCGGCGGCGGCTCGGGCGGCTATCACAGCACCATGCCCAGCGGCGGCGGCGGCGCTGGCGGCCAGGCCAGTGGCGTGGTGACCGGGCTGTCGCCGGGCCAAAATATCGCGGTCACGGTCGGCGCTGGCGGGGCGATTCCCGTCTCGCCGGCAAGCGGCAATAATGGCGGCACGTCCAGCTTCGGCGCCTACCTCTCCGCAACCGGCGGCACGGGCGGCAGCGGCGGTACCACGCCGGAATTTGCAATGGCTGGAGGCCCCGGCGGCGAGGGCGTGGGCGGCCAGATCAATCGCGGCGGGTCGTACGGGAGCGATAGCATCGTCGTTGCCTGCCGCGGTGGCGATGGCGGCGGCCCCGGCAATGGCCGCGCCTCCAGCGGCCCCATCCCCGGCTTAAGCGCCACCGGCTTTGGCGGCGGCGGCGGCGGGTTGACGGTCAGCGGCACCGCCCAGGGCTACCCAGGCGGCGCGGGTGCCGCGGGCATCGTGATTGTGGAATACTGACATGAGCACACCCGTCAGCCATCTCTGGAAGCCTTCAAATGCGCGCTACGTGCAGATAGACGGCTTTGTCCCCACCCCCCGCGGCCCGCAAATCCCGCCTGCCAAGCCTCTGCAATGGCCGGCCAAGGATCCAGGCGACACGCTGGATTATGTGTTTGACATTGCACCTGCCCTCACCGCCAATCCTGGCGACACGATTGCCACGCTGGACGCAACAATCAGCCCAAACAATCCGGGCGATCTCACGGTCGTGTCTTCCAGCGCGGATGGCGCGCGGGCGGTGCTATGGCTGACAGGCGGGCAGGCGCTGACAAACTATACCGTTACCATAACAATCACCACCACTGGCGGCCGCACGCTGGCGCGCAGCATCGCATTGCCGGTTATCACGCTGGCCAGCATTCCGGCGCCGGAATCCGCAATCACCACGCCAAGCGGTCAGCCTTTGACCGACCCCACCGGCACGCCACTGACCACTGACTGAGGGTTTTACATGCCGACAATCGGACAATTACCGGCCGCGAGCTCCGTGGCGGATACTGACGCGCTGCCCATTTTCCAGAATGGCCAAACCCTGGCGGCCACGCGCGCCCAGGTTCTGGCGGGCACGCAAACCGCGTTAACCGTGCCGCAAAACACGTTGCTCGGCGGCATAGGCCCCGGCACGGCGGCACCCGTGCCCATCTCGATCGGCGCCAATCTTTCGCTCTCGGGCTCCACTCTCTCAGCCACTGCCGCGCCATTCGCGATCTCCTCGCTGCCGGCCGGCACCACGCCGGGCGTTTCCGATATTGTCCCGATAGGGCAGGGCGGTGCGAATGCCGGTGTCTCCTACGCAAACTTCCTCGGCGGCATCGCGGGTGTTTCCGGCCTGCCGGGCGGCGCGCTCACCGCCACCGCAACCGGTGCGACCACCGCGCGCACGATTTCAGCGCTCGCGGCGAATGCCGTTTCCATCGAGGATTTCGGCGCGGTTGGCGATGGCGCGACGGATGACAGCGCCGCCCTGCTCGCCGCCCTCGCCTCCGGCAACCCGGTCCGGCTGGGCGCCAAAACCTACGCAATTGCTGGCGAATGCGACATTTCTTCCGCGTCCTGCACGCTGCTCGGCGTGCCCGGCCTCACGGCGTTAAAACGCCCCGCGCAATCCAAACTTGGAAATTCATCCACCGCCGCCTGGATCAGCATTTCTTCTCCGGCGGCATTCATCGACGGCATTATTTTCGATGCCAATAGCGCCATCACCACCGACACTTACGCCGTGGCCATCCAAGCCGCCTGCACAAAATCCATCGTCACGCGCTGCCTGTTCCGCAATGCGCAAGGCCCGAATAATGGCTCTGGCCTGACCTATGTGGCCAGCGACCCGGCAACCACCCAGCATCACGTGAATGACTGTGAATTCACCGGCAACGCCGTGCATGGCATTTTCATCCAGGCGACGGATGCTTTCAGCATCACGAATAGCCGCGCGCATGATAATAGCGGCAACGGCATTCATGCCGACAGCCAGGACCCAAGTTTTACCCTAAAAATCCGCGAGCTACACGTTGTAAGCAACACATGCTGGAACAATAATTGCGGCATTCTGGTTGGTAATTTCAACTCCACCAATAATTCCGCCTTCGTCTACGGCAATTCCAACCCGGACATTCTGGCCGCCATCATTGCCTCGAACAACACCTATTCCAACCGGGAATACGGTATTTTCATTTCTGGCCGCAACATTCTGGTGAACGGTAATCTTTGCACAAACAACGCCACAT